CGCGGCGAGCGTGTCGGTTTTGGTCTGGTCGATATCAGCTTTTGCCTGATCGACTTCGCTCTTTGCCGTGTCGATTTCGCCTTTGATTTCGTCAATTTGCGCTTTGATCTCTGCCGCGCCCGCCCTCGATGTCTCCGCAGCGGCGGCGGATTCCCCGGCAGAGGTCGCGGACCCGGCGGCGGCTTCGCGGTCGGCGGCGGTCTTCCCGGCGTTGTCCTGCGCGCTCGCCGCTGCGTCCTTGGCGCGTTTTACGGCGTCCGCAAGTCCTTCGGCGGATTTCGCGGCGGCGGCGGCGGCGTCTTTCGCGCCTTTTTCGTACGTTTCGGCGGCGCTTGCACTGTTGGCTGCATTCGTCGCGGACGTCGCGGCGTTTTGTGCATATTGCCCGGCGGCCGTCGCGGCGGAAGCGGCATACTCGGCGTTCTGTTTGGATTTTGATTCAGCGGCGAGGGCTGCCCGCGCGTACTCGGCGGCGTTGTCCTCAGAGGTTTTCGCGGCGTCCTCGGATGCTTTCGCATTTCTTTCCGAGTTTTTCGCGGCATTTTCCGAGTTTTTCGCTTCCCGCTGCGAGATTGCCGCCTCGGCGGCGAGCCGGTTCACCTCGTCAAGAAATTCGTCGTAGGGGTCGGTTTCCGGCGAGCCGGTGAGAGACTTTGCAACCGCGGTGTCATAAGTCCACGTCTTTAGCCTTGTCTCCCCGGCGTAGTAGGCAAGTTCGCACTGCCCGCGCCCGGCGTTCTGCGTGTCCGCGCCGGTCAGCGCCCACACGACGGTGTCGCCGGTCTCGGTGACGGTCGCCGGATAAGCATACGCTTCCCCCGGTCGCTTCGCGGAGAGCCGGAAAGCTCCGTCCCCGAACTCGGCGCGGACGCCGGAGACGTCAAAAATCACTTCCCGCGCGAGGTTTTCGCCTTGCTTGCCGAGCATGATCAGCTTGCCCGGCACGGCTTTTATTTCAATCATTTTTATCCTCCTCAGTCGATCATGGAGTGGATTCCCTGTGCCGTCAGAAAGTCTTTCTGACGGTGTTTGACGTTCTCTGCATAGTCGAGTGCGGCGTGCATGTCTCCGTTGCAGTGAGCGTCGGGGATTCTCTGCACGGCGCGGGCTGTGGCTTCGGACAGCGCAATAGCGGCGTTCACGCTCTGGATTGTCATTATCTGTAAGTCTTCGCGGGCTTTTTCCCGCTCTGCGGCTTTTTCCTGCGCGGCTTTCTCACGTTTGATGATTCTTCGCTCGATCATCCAAAAGCAAAACGCCGTGACAGCGGTTGGCAGTCCGATGGCTGCGAGCATTTCTCCGATGCTCATTCAGTCACCAGCTTCCAGTTAGGCGCGTACTGCTCCGGGGTGTAAACGTTGTTGCTTACTATGGACTCCCACAGCTGCCCCTTCCACCAGCCCTTTTCGCCGTTGCTGAAAGCTCCGGTCACGGTGATGTTCTCAGGGATGATGCGATAGCCGTCCTTGTACAGCAGATCTTCCCATAGGTTCGGCGCGTGATCAGGGTCGTTCGCTTCGGTGTCCCACAGGTCACTTCCGGCTTTCTTCACGACGCCGTTCCAGTTGATTTTGGTTCCCGCGCGGACGAGCGAGCCGTCCTGTTTCAGCCTCGGGCACGCCGACGGCGCTTTCGACACAACGGCGTCCGATGCGCTCGCAGTCATTTCTTCGATTACTGCCCGGAACTGCCGTGCCTTTGCGATAAGTTTTTCGTCCATATCATTCAACTCCTAAAATGGTTTTGTTGACGGCTTCGATCGTCGCAAGCTGCTCCTCGAGCTCCGCGACCTTCGCGGACAGCGCGGTCAGGTCTCCGGACGGCGGTGCAGGAGGCGGCGCGGTGAGCTTCGCGATGTACGCCTCGCACACCTCCTCGTCAGTCGCTGTCGCGTCCTTCCCGGTCAGCTCCCGGAGCGTCGATATTGGCAGAATGTCGAGGATTGAGCCGTCATCGCGGAGGATAAGGTAGCTGTTTTCGCTGCCGTACAGCGGGTTATTTATCATCGCCTGTTCGGCGGTGATGTCGTAGATCGGGGATATTTTATCCCAGAGTTGATAGGTCATGTTTTCTCACCTCGGAATTATCGGGAGCAAATAAAGCGTGCACGCCTCGTTATATGTATTGCCGTTGGCTGTGCCGAAATAGAGTCTGCCGCTTTTTGCCTTGCAAAGTTTATATTGCGTTTCTTCGCCATATTGGTAATATTTCCACTGAGCCACGGAGCCGGACTGTGGCAATGTTCCATATGTCGCTCCGTAATTGCTGCTGTAAGAAACGGCGGTTGTCACCATGTAGACAAAAGTGTCATCTACGATGGCGCCGAACGGCACGCCGCTGTCCGAGGCGGTCTCGGCGTCGCACCAAAACAAGCACACGCTTCCCGGCAAGTCGACCGTGAAACTGTTCGAGCTATATGACGCGGAGGTGATGTTTACGGTTTTGAGTGATGGCGCAAACCTGCTTAAAGCCGCGTCAGAAACCTTGCCGAAATACGCGTACTCATAGCCGTCGGACTCACCGCTGTGCGGATATGTGTCGGGAGCGTCGGATGAAATGAGCTCCCAGTCGCCGATCGCGGTCTGCTTCACCGAGCCGATGAGTTTCACGTCCGTGCCCGGGCCCCAGCCGCCCCAGTTCCCGGTCGGCGAAAGATATCCGATATAGCCACGTGTCGGCGATGTGGCCGACGACGCGACTGAGTATGAGCGGATATATGCCTCCGATGGGACGTACAGGATTTCATCCCGACTTACCCCGGTGTAATCGGACGTGAACTTTATATACTTTCCAGCGCACATATTGTTGAGCGTCGTTGCGTCGTAATCGGCATATTTAACGGTTCGCGAGGTCGGGTTTTTAAGCGAAACCGCGCCGTTCGATTGATTTATTGTGATCGATGACGCGGTCTGGAAAGACACTGATGAGTTGAAATCCGCGTTTTCGCCGTGATAAAAGAACGGGATGATCGAGCCGCCGTAGCCGGTGGTGGAATTGCTGCTGACGAACGCGGTCTGCTGCGTTTCAGCGTAGCTGCTGGCGGACGGTCTGCGCCTCCACCAGTACAGGTCGTATGGAACGAACGCCCCCGTGATGGTTTGCAGTGCGTCCACAATGCCCTGCAACAGCGCTTTGTTTATCGGCGTTCCCGGCTCGGCGACTTCGGTCGGCGACGGGGTGAGTTTTTTCTTCCCGCCGACGTCGGTGATCGTGTAGAGATCGTCACCGGTCGCGACGCGGTCTTTGATTTCCGGTGCGTTGTATACCGGCATTTTATACACTTCCTTTCAGCGGCAAATGCGCCGCGTTGTTCCCGGCGCGGAAAGTTCCGCACCGCCGATAGCTCGATTTCATGCAGTCGATAAGCAGGTCGATGTCCGCGAGAACTTTCTCGATGGTATTCGCACCGACGTAGCCCAGCTTGTCCTCCGGCGCGGGCAGTTGTCCTGTCTCCGTGAGTGTATAGTACGCGTCCCGGAGTCGCTGAACATTGCCGAGATACGTCGTCCACTGCGGGCGGTACAGCACATCGCCTTCCTGCCACTCGCGGTCTTCGGATTTGCTTCCCTTAAGCACCGGCGTCACTTCCACCGGATACCCCGCCGACGTCAGCGCGGCGGCTAGGGTTTTGACGGCCTGTTCGACGCGGTTGAGGTCGGTGATGTTATAGCAGCCCTTAAGCGGTGTCAGTGTCGTCCCACGCTGTGTCCGCGCCGTCTCGACGTCCTGCGCCGTTCTGTCATATACCAGATTCATCGTGCCGTCACCTCCGCGACTATAGCGCCGCCATAAAGATTATATCGTTCAGATTCTATCCGCGTGTTGATATCGCCTAAATACTCGGTCGCCAGCGTGATCATATCGCCCGGTCTCTCGCCGTTAAGCACCAGCTCCGACGTAATCGTGCCGCACTTAACGTAAAACTCCCACAGTGATGATAGCAGCGTCTGAGCGTTCGCCGCGCTGACGAGCGTCATGTCGCGCACCTCGACGATGTTCGCCGGGTCTCCGACGTTCGTCAGCGGGTTCGTCTTCGAGATTACCGATGTCATGTCGCGGTACTTCTTGCCTGACAACACGCAGCCGCTGTTCGCGGTTATCACGGCAAAATTCGCGCCCGACGAGGTTATCGAGCCGTTCGTGATGACCAGATCGTGCATAGGCTCTGGGAACTCGACGTATATGCCGGTTCCCGTGCCGCTGTTAGCCGCTTTGTACAGCTCCGCAGCCTCAGTGATCTGCGAGTAGCTGTGGACAGTCACGCGTAACTCCGTGAGCTTCACATCGCGGTCGTTAAACGTCTGCCCTTGCATAGTATCGGTCAAGCCGAATTTCTTCACCGGTGTGCTACTCGGAATGAATATCCTGACTTTATCCGTCCTCGCCGTGGACACAGCCGCGCCGACAGCGAAACATATCTGCCGCACAGCCTCGCGACCGGTGCAGACCGGAATCCATCCCGTGACGGTCTTACCCTGTATGCTGTCGCTGATGTCTACAGGTACGTTCGCGACCGAGAATATAGCCGTCAGGAGCGCCGTTGCACTCTGCGACACGTAGATGCCCCCGGCAAACTGTATGCTGTCCAGAAGCCCTATATAGTCCTCTGTGGACACGCTGTAAATCTGCTTCGCTGTTCGCTCGTAGTTCTTTACAAAAAAGACGCCCAGAAGGTCTTTGTCTGTATACAGCGACATCGGCTGCTTTGACTGGAAGACATAATTGACGTCCTCGTCGCTTATCAGTGTGAAGTCCATCGTGTCGATAGCAATTTCGTCCGATACCGGCGAGCATTCCTGAATGACCGAAATGTCTGACAGCAGCCGACCGGCAAAGGTACGTATGACGCCGTGATCAATTGCCCGGAGTTTTAACCGGCAATGAGCAAAATTAATAGACGAAAATGTCAGTACAACTTTGTTGTAATTGTCTACTTTTTTCTTGCAGAAGTAAATCGCTGAATCCGGCGTGAAATCTACATTGTACAGCAGCGACGCGCCGTTGTACCATTTGATATTTACCGCCGTGGCGTATATGCCGACGTCTGTGTCAAACGTCAGGGTGATGCCTTGCGACGTAAAAAGCCCCGATGCGGTCATAGTCAGCGTCAGCGGGCTTGTAAAGCTCCCATCATCGCCAGATAGCGCGTCAGACCACAGACCTATAGCGGTATCTGTCAGATCGTCCGGAAGTACGCCCTGCTCGCCGTCCAGTAAAAACTGGTTTAATTCACCGCCTGTGCCGAAACTCGCGAAGACGAGATCGGCATTAAGGTCGGATAGCTTAGATATACTCGCGGCGTCATTCGACGATGGGACAAACGCCGTCTTCGAGCCGACGGCGATGTCCTTGTAAATCATCCTGATCATGATGGTACCACCTGTGCGTCTATTGGGATGATGTTTACCTGTAGGCTTTCCCAGTACACTATACCGTTTCGGATGCAGGATGTTTTCCGTGCGCCGTTGGAGGTGTACGCCTTGTACGATATCGTCCGGTTCTGTCCGTCGATACACGTGACATTAAAGCCTTCGCGCCGCGGAACCTTGAAGAAGTCCCACAGCGCGTCGAAATCCGCGCGGTTATTACCCGGCGCGAACGTCACCGAGTGCCCGATAAACGTCCCGATTGGATCGAGAAACATATGCCCGTTCGCGAGCGTACGTTTCGTGTTATCGGTGTAGAGAATATTGAAATTCTCCTCGATCTCGACGACGTTCGCGTCATATGATTTTCCTTCGAGTATGCAAACATTCATACCGTTCTTATCCTCATTCCCACACGCTGCTGCTCCTCACGGCTCAGTTCAACTACGGTCCGCGCCAGCTCACGCCGCCCGACCTGTAACACGACATTCATCTGTCTGCCAGAGCCGCCGGATTCCGCGAGAGCTTCGCGGAAAGCCTGCTTGATTGTTTCAAGCGGCGCTTCGATGTTCGTCCCCTGTGACTGGTCGCCGAGGACGGCGAGAAATTCCCGGTTCGGCGGGATAACCGCGCCGGTTGCCAGACGAGGGATTGAGAGCTTCGGCAATTTTGGCGCCGTGAGTGGCGACAAATTAATACCGAAATGCTTTCCGCCCACGAACGGCACCCAATCAGGAACATCGAAGCTGATTGAATTCAGTGCTTTGATGACCGTGTTAATGCCCACAACAACATATTCCAGCAGTCCGTTTATCAGGTCTACAATAATGTTTACAGCGCCCTCGAACAGAGCTATTCCGGCGTTGACGAAGCTATCAGATATTTCTTGCAGTCCATCAAAAGCCTGTTGCCAGTCGTGCGTGAATACGCCAGTCAAAAAGTCTGCGACGCCTTTGCAAGCGTCAATGATCGTTCCGATGATATCAACGATAAATCCGATAACTTCGCTGACTACATTCCAGATCGTATTAATCACCGTGACGATTATCGGATACAGTGTTTCTTGCAGCCACTTTACGATTGGGCTTATAACCTGATTGTAAATTTTCGTGGCGTTCTCGATTAGCACTGCGACAAATTCGAGTATCTTATCCCAGACAGGCTTGATATGCTGTTCCCACAGCCAGTCGAGCGTGTCCATAAAATTCTGCCAGACAGGCTTTAACAGCCCCTCCCATAGATTTTTTATCCGTTCAGTCAGGTTCTTGAACGCTTCGCGGATGCCTTCGAAGATTGGTGCCCCGTGTTCTTTCCACGCCGCCTTTACCGATTCCCACGCTTCGTTCCAGTTTTTTATTAACCGTTTGAAAAACGGCGCGATACCTTCTGACCATACAGAATCAAAGATATCTTTGACATCTTCGAATACCTGTGTTACCGTAGTCACCGATTCCGTACCGATTTCAGTCAGCGTCGGCAAAACAGTGCTCAGGAACCCCTCCGAAAACGTCTGAGCGATGCCCAGAATATCCCCGAAGACCAGATTAAATGAGTCAAGCAGCCCGAGCAGAATCGTACCGATTGAACTTATAGCTGTCGAAATGAACCCCGGCAGCTGTGTCGTAAAATACTCTCCGAGCGGTGCGGCGAGCGAGCCGACATTCGAAAACATCGTTTCGATATTCGTCTTTACTCCGGCGAAAGCCTGAGACGCGATTCCGGACAGCCCGAAGAACGCTTCCTGTACCTTCGTCTGGATGCCAGGAAGAGCCGGTGTAATCGCGTCGAAGAGCTTGCCGAACTGTGGTTTTATGGTGGTTTCTGCCCACCTTGCAAGCGAGCTTAGAATCGCTTTTATGCGTTCGACCGCGGTCTGAATCGCCTTGACGGCGTTTTCAATCCCGGACGTATCGAATTCAAGCGGTATCTTCCCGCCCTCTTTATCCGCGATGTTCGCGAGGTCCTCGACGGGCGTGTCCGCTCCGGCTCCGGCGCTCGCGGTCGCTGATTCGGCAGTCTTGTCGCTCAGCGTCTGGATTTCATCAAACCCGGCGAGAGCACCCTCCTGAGCGTCCGAGGTTTCTTCCACAGCTGTTGTCAGCTGCTCTTGCGCTTTCGCCGCAGACTTTATCGCGTCGGCGTCTTCCCAGCCAAAGAGTTTTTTCAGCGCTTGCCATGCGGCGTTTGCGACTTCTGTCATACGCTGCAATGCCACCGTCATGGACTGCACCACAGGTATTGCCAGCTTAAGTACCGGCTGCCCGACGATCGCTATCAGCTGCTTCCATGCTTCTTTCAGGTTGCCGATTACGTTCTCCCATCCATCGGCTTCTCGCGCAGCCTGTCCGGTCGCGCCAGAGAGATCGTTCGCGTCCTTGACCATCTGGAGAAGTGCAAGCTGCTTCTGAGCTTCGCTGAGGTTCTGGAACGATTTTCCATACAGCTTCATAGCCGCGGCGTTTCGCGTGTACTCCGTCGCGGATAGTCCGAGAGCGGCGTCGTTCGCGTAGTTGCCCTTCAAAAAGCTTTTCAGCGTCTCAGACGTGTCTTCAAGCGACCTGTCATAATACGCCGCGCTGTCCGCCGCGACTTGCAGCGCCTCCTCCATCATGCCGAGAGCCGACGCTGAATCCATACCGGACGTTTTCGCAAAAGCGTAAATTCCGGTCGCGGTCGAATTAAGCCGTGTTTCAAGGATTTTGCTATCGTCCGCCACACGGGAGATAGCCGCCCGTGCCGCGCTTTCGAGTTCGCCGAAAGTCTGCGACATAGCGCTGTTCGCGGCGTTGACCGACGCGGCGGTTTCAAGCGCCTTCTTGCCGAATGCCACTATAGCCGCGGCCGAGAAGGCAGCGGCGATTTTTGTTTTAAGCGCCCCGAGCTTGCCTGACAGCTGAGACACTGAAGAATTTATGTTTTTTACGCCTTTGTCGAAGCCCTTGGAATCGATTTTCGTATCAAAATTCAGGCTTCCATCGACAGCCATTCAGCCACCACCTCACGTAAATATCGCTTTAAGTCTTTCCTGTTCCTCAATTTCCTCGTCTGAGTACCGGGTTTTTAATTTAATCGTATCGCCGCTGTCGCGGAGGAGCTCACGCTCCTCTTTGGTAAGCTGCTTGCCCTTCGCCATCTTCGACCGGATGCCGACGACGGTCGCGAAACGTCCTTCGCCGATTTCGTAAAAATAGCCGAGGAACGTCCACCAATGCAGATACTCCACAGCTCTTATTTCCTTCCCGGCGACGCGGTTCACAGCGGCGAAGATCATACCTTCGTCCTGCTCCCAGTCCATCAGGCGTATAGACGGACCGTTGCCCGGAAGCTCCGCGCCGTCTATAAACCACATTGCCTGTTTCATTGCCCCTTCGGTGTCTTCGGGAATGACCTTATACAGGCAGTTCAGGCAAGTGGTGATCTTCTCCCGGTCGTTCATGTTCGGGTCGCCGAATGCCGCGAAGATCGTCAGAATCACGCGATAATCGGTTCTTATCGGATATTCTTCACCCGCGACATTCAGCGACGTCGGAAGCCCGATCATTTTAGGTTTTCGACCTGCGACGTATACTTTTTAATCTTCGTCGCAGATTTCTTTTTCTCTTCCTCGATTACACGCGTAATTTCAGGCGCTATGCACTCGAGGAAATTCGCGAATATCGGCTGACCGCCCGCGAAAGACGCGCTATTGGTCTCGCCGAAAATGGTGTCGGACGAACCGACGCCGAAGATCTCGTCGATCTGTGCGCGGACGACCTTATCAAGCTCCACCATACCGTCAATATCCGGCGTGATATGCAGCTTGTCAAGCTCGTCTTTTGCCTTATTGATGCGATCAATGATTGCGAAATCGGTCGGATTAATACGGAGGACCCTGTTCGGGTCCCCGTTGATCTCGTATTCCTTGACGCCGGAATCGAAATTCAAGCTTTTCATGCGTCACCTCATGCCGCGTCGGCGGTGAATGTCTTTGTGGACGGGTCGAACTTGCCCTTCACGCGGTCGCCGCAGAAGTGCAGCGTGAACGGGATCTGGTAGCCGTTGTAGTCTCCACCGTAGGACGTGACTTCGACGACCACGGTTTCTTTGTATGCCGTGTACTTGCCAGAAACCGCTTCCTCCCAGGTGTGGACTTCCACATAGTCAGTTTTCGCGTCGTCGAGAACCTTTCGGTTATCGATGATATCCTGAAGAAACGTCGCGACCTTCGACGCCTTGTCCGCGTAGAACGGCTCGACCGACGCCGTAGCCTCATACGAGCTAAGGTTGACCGACGTTTCGCCGAGAATATTCTTCGTGGTCGTGACTTCCGCACCGAGCTCAGTCGAAAGCTCCTCGAGGTCACTTCCGAGCCGCTCGTAAGTCGCGGCTTCTGTGCCCGGCGTAGCGTTAAGGTAGTGGGCAAGATATTTTCTCTCGATCTTTGCCATTGATTACTCCTCCGTGTAAATTTTGTACTCCGCGATAAGCTGTAATTGATACCGCACGCCGCCATGCAGGTCGGCGGGTATCTCATACAGCATACCATTTGCCGATGTGATTTTCGTGATTTCTCCGGGGTATTCTTTGCCGTCGATCTCTGCCGTTATCTCTGTTCTGCGCCCGTGTTTTTCAAGATACTGCGCGAGATCGAGGAGCGCTCCGGAGTTATTCAAACGGTCAAAATCGTTGAGCGACTGCCATACACTATAAAAGTAAAACGTGTGCCGCCGCACCTGATTCCCACAGATATCTTCCCTCAGCAGCTCGTCTCCGGCTGACGAGAGCGAGTAGCTGTCGGGCGCGAGATCGGCGAATTCGAGGTGTACCGTTCCAATCTCGGATATTCGGGGGAACTTCGCGATCAGCTCCCGTGTTGCTTCTATGATGTTCATTAGCCGCCTCCTGCGATTTTTTGCGCACCGCGTAGGATCGATTCACCTTTCTCGGATTTCATCTTCTCGAACCAGAGCTTCTGAGCGTTCGGGTTTTTGTCTTTCGAGTAGGTGATTTCGCGCCCTGTCGGATGCTTCTTCGGCGGCGAGCGCCATCCCATGAGCTCACCGTCTTTGTATATCGGTATATTGGGTCCGTATATTTCGCCATAATATTGATATCGTGCGTACGGCGTGTTGTATACGATGTGCCCTGAGCCGATTTTCGTGCCGAGTGTCGCAGAGCGTATCAGCGCTCCGGTTCGCTTCGGGGTGTATTTATCCATGTGGCGTATACACTCGGAATCGACGAAACACTGTGCTCTGTGAAAATTCTCGTTCGTGGTTTTTGCGAAATTCGGGTTCCATAAGAAACTGAACCCGCCGTCTGCATGGTCTTTCGGCTGATTCATACCGCAGTCACCTTGATGTGCTTCAGCGCCGTCCCGTACAGTTTATTATCCACAGCCTTTACAACAGCCAGTGAATAATTCCGTAGGTCGCGCATACTCTCGGATACCGTTTTTTCGGATGTGTTATCAAATTCGATTTTACATTCGCCCTTGACAAACATATCCTTCATAGGCGTCTTCGGCGCGAGATCGGCGTACTGCTCGGGGATGTATACTGTTATGCCCACATCCTCGACATTTGCGCCTTTCGCAAGCACCGCGCCCCGTGATTCCATCCAGAAGACAGCGGGAATATATACGCGCTCATAGCCGATGCCTGACGCGCGGTACAGCGTGCAGTCTGTGTTCGTCAGCATTTAATCCAGCCCCCGATACAGCAGTCCTGTGCCCGCGAAATACTTGTACACGCACCCGCGCAAACGGCAGGACAGCACCGCCGCGCGGGCTTCGCCGGAATCGTATGTCACCGACAAATCTCCGGTTCGCTCGCTTGTCACGCCGTCAGCACTCGTGTTATGATCATGCCGCCATAAAAGTTCTGCCACCTCACAGCAGCAGAGCTTAGCGGTATCATCAATTTCGGGCAAAGTGCCGGTAAACGCCATAATATGCGCCGCGGCATTACGCGCCCAGAAGTAAAAATCCTGAGCCGGTATCAGCGGGTCTTTTCCGCCGAGGTATGTGTACAGGTAGTATTCATAGTCTACCCAGTCCATAATTACGATGCTGCTTTGTGCAGGTAGATGCCCGCGACCTTGTTCTCGTAGGCGTCGGAGATACCGACGTTGCGGTAGCCGAACTTCCACGCGTCAGCGTCCTGGTTCTGCTCAGGGGTAATTACCTTCGGCGCGACGTGCTTCTGGTACTGGATGACGGCGGGCTTGTGGATGATCATAAAGTTAATGTTCTTCGCGCCGTCAGCCTTCTTGAAGCCGCCTGCGGTCTGGTCATCAGTGCCGGAGCCAGAAATGGTTTCAACCTTACCGGACAGCTGCTTGATGCCGGTATAGAAACGGCTCTGCGGAACCTTAACGATCTTTGCGAAGCCGTCGAGTACTTCCTTCGACTTGGTCGTATCGAGGTCGCGGATAAGGCCGAGAAGGGTCGGAGTGATATACAGATAGCGCTCAGTCGAGGGAACCTCCGCTTCGTCCATAGCATTTACTGCCGCGCGAAGTGCGGTAATGACGTTCGCGCCGGTCGAAAGCGCCGCCGCGTCAGTTGTGCCGATACCGGACATAGACGCGAGGGTTGCGAATCTGAATGCGTCAAGCTCAGGAACGACCTTAACGCGGATGAACTCGGACGCGAGGCGGCCGAATGCCATCATTGCAGTCTCGATGTTGTCGAGAGTATCCACGTTAAAGATTCTGCCGCGGTCGAAATTGCACTTCACCGTTTCGTTTGTGAAGGTCACATCACCGCCGACATAACCGCCGTTGCGGGAGTAGTCCGCAAGGCCGCTCATGTCGATCTTCGGGATGATCATTTCATTTACGTTCTGACCCTGACGCGCGAGTTCGGGCGCACCGTCGAGATCAGAGGTAAGGGACGAAAGCTTGTACACCTCATCAAGGAGGGGCACATATTTCTTAAAGAGTTCAATAGAGTTTGGCATGTTTTAATCCTTTCTGTTACTTTTTCGGCTCGAGCCCCATTGCCGCGCGTACAGCGGCGAGAGGATCAGAGCCGGTGCTGCCACCTGTCGGAGCGACGGGGTTGTGGACGGGCTCGTTTGACGTGAAAAGATAATCGTTATCGGTCTTGCAAGCCTCGAGGGCGGACTTTATGTCGGCGTCTCGGTTAGTGGACGCTCTGAGTTTGTCCACATCGAGCAGAGCCTTGACTGCCTTTGAGTTCTTCGCGCCGGACGCGGAGATAGCGCTGTCAAGTACCGCCGAGAATTCCATGTCGGCGATCTTCGCTTTATACTCGTTGTCCTTCGCGGTCAGGTCGCCGTTGAGCTTCGCGATCTGCGACTTAAGGTCGGAGACGTCGACGCCCTCGAAGGATTTAAGCTGCTCTTTCGCGCCGTCGAGCTGTGCTTTGAGATCGTCACGAGCTGTGCGAAGACGGTTTGTCTCTTCGGCGGTTTTGTAGTTCTCGCCGAACTGCGATGTAAAGGCGTCCTTCTTGTCCGCCGGAATCTGGATTCCGAGCTCCGTTAAGATGGTTTCAATGTTCTTCATTGCGTGCTTCCTTTCTTCGTAGCTTATATCCCGCTCCGACAGCGGCTGAAAGTCAGCCGGATACCCTCCGGCAGGGGAAAATGATATAAAAACAGCACCACACGAAATGAATCGTGTGATGCTGAGATTATTAAATTAAAACTTGCTTATAAACTTAAGTTTGGTTCTAAGTTTAACGCAAGTTAATGCTAAGTCAGTGTTAAGTTTCAGCGTTAAAATCGTCGCGTGTTACTTTGTATTCGTTTTGCTCGTCCATGATGTGCTCTTATTCAAGAAATTCAACGTCCATGCCGTTGAAGTCAAGATTGCTCTCAACCGCCGCGCTGTTTTCTATTTCGTATGCCACTATCGCGTCATAGACCTTTCCGCCGATTTTTAATTTTTTAAATTTCCGCGGCAACGAATCGAAAGTCAGAACCGCGTATTTGCCTATGTTTGCACAGCTTTTTATTTTCATCGTCAGCCCTTGCCTTTCTTGTAATATTCTTCAAGCTCTTTCGTGTATTGTTCGAGATGCGCTGTGATCTCTTCAATCTCGGCGCGCGGAACGCCGTATTTTTTCGCGTTCCTGAGAATGAATTTCTTAACGTCGATCTCGTTGAGGATCGTCCTCAGAATGACATCTTTATCAGCGTTCATCTCCTTGCGGTTCTGCTGGAAATGATATGTCTCTTCGAGAACTTCAGAGATAGTCGCGTCCGGACGGAAGATCAGAACGTCGCCGATGCAAGAAGCAGTGGCGTTATTCTCTTCAAGATGCTTATAAAGCGAATCGCCGTACTCACAGCGAATTACTTCCGCGCCATTCTTCTTCGCCTCGATCGTAAGATCGTTGAAGACCCTTTCCGATACAGGCTTTACATTCTCGCGCGGCTTGTAATCTTTCCTCCGATACATCTCTGTATCTATTATACCACTTTTTTCAGATTTGTCAAGAGGTATTTCCACAGTTTGTGTATTCGTCTTTATCGGCTTCGGCGCGGTCGGCACGTCGTATTTCATCCCCGCGAGAGCCAGCCCGACGCGCTCACGCTGCTGTGGAAGCCCCATCGCCTTCGAGAATCGCGTGTATTCCTGCGAAACTGCCTGATAAGATATCTTCGCGTCCTGTATGGTCTTCTCGTCCGCTCCGCCTTCCTTCAGGAGGTCGACGGCGTGATACCGAGCCGCTACAGTGCGTTCAAGTCGCCGCTGTTTCTGTGACGCCTCGTATTTCGTGTATTTCTTGCCCTTGTACTCATGCTTTTCAGCCTCATCGGCTTTCATCTGCTTAAGCTCTTCGGGCGTATACGACGGTTCCGAGACGCCGGGAATCACCGGGTAGAAGTCGTGGCCGCAGTTAGCGCCTTTCAGTCCGTCGACCTTGCCATAGCCGCACACAGACTTAAGCTGTGCCATCGTGTACCATCCGCCTTGCCACTCGACGTGTTCTGGACGGCAACAAGAGTGTGCGCTGACCTCGTACATATCCGTGCCCAGTGCGTTTGCGTTGTCCTCACTGACCTGCGCTGTAAGCTGTCCGATGCCGGTCATCACGGCACGTCTGACGGCGACGTCGATCCGCGCCGACGTCGGACGTTTTGACACGGAGTCGTAGTTGATCGTCCGAATGCCGCTGTTGGCAAGCTGTGTGACGGTGTGCTGTAACACCGTGTTATAGTCAAACGCGCCGGACGAGATGTCCAGCACGGCGGCGTCGAGCATATCCGTGTAATACTCGGTCAGGCTGACAGTCTTGATCTTGCCCTTGTTCGCCGTCGCCACGCCGAGTGTGCGGGTGATGTTCCGGAGTTCGTCGGCGGTCTGTTTTTTAATCGCCGCGACGAGCTGCTTTAACGGTTCGTTGTCCTTGTAGGCAACAGCCGCTTGACCGACTGCCTTGTACAGCTTTTTACTCCGCGCCCAGTCGGTCTTCGCCGCGTCAGTGTAAATCTTATTTACCTCATCTTCGGACGCGCCGAGCGCCTCGGTGATCTCTTTTTTGATATCATCCGCCGCCTTGCCGAGCTCTGACGCGCGGTATATCTGCCAGTCGGCGGTACGTGTGATCTCTTCGGCGTTTTTCAGCCGCCGGATGATATCACGCATGATACGCTTTTCGAGCTGCCGGAACTGCTTTTCAAGCCCTATGGGGAGAGATTCAATCTCGTCAGCGGTTAACATATCACATTACCACTTCGTCGCGCTCAGGGAGGTTTTTAAGCGCGTCCTCGACGCTTTCGCCATACCACTTCGCGCGGTACTCCTCAAGCCTCATAACGCCCATCGAGACGTCCGCGCGATCTTGCTGCCGTTCAGTCTCTTCGTCGATCAGAATGCTGTCCTTGAAGTCGCAGACGAATTCGTAGCCGGATGTTGTCTTCGCCGACCAGAAGGCAAGCGCGAAGACGAGATCGTCGAGACAGTCGCGAAGATTCTGCTGAATCGCGTTAACTGTGTTGTACTTGCGCTTCTTCGCGGCGAGGATTTCGGTTGCGGTCTTCTCCACAGTCTGTGGATTTGAGATATCACCGTACGACAGCCCGACGGCGAACTCGATTGCCCGCTTAAACTCTTCAAGACCAGAGATCAGCGACTGTTCCCGAAACTCCGGCGAGAACGCCTCGAAGAATCCTTTACCGTCCTTGCCGGGATCGATGTCCACAGCCCTGTACAGCCGCTTCGAAAGCTTCGGAAGATGGAATTTACCGTTGTCGTCCTTCTTCAGCGCCGCCGGATCGACGTGAATCGCACGCTCACCGGATTCAAACTCCCAGTCAAGCCGCCCGAACTGCGTGTCGACGATTTTAATTAAATCGACCGCCGGATCGAAGATCGAAACTCCGGCGTTGCTGCCGTCTATCGTGTTGTCGATTGGGTTGCGGTAGTATCCATAGATCGGGCGCGTCATGCCGGGGTAGCGCGTCTCCGGCGCGATGTTCGCCCATTTGTCTAATACCGACAAACTCGTCTCGATTCCGAGATTGTTTTCGGAATAACTCACAAAAGCGCGGTTGATGATCGTCAATCCCGTCTCGTCGAGATGGTGCCACTCGAGGCGCGTCAGATACTGCTCATCCTCCTTGACAGTCTCCGGGAAGATGACGTCTATTAGGCGTCCCCGGATGTCGTAGGACAGCGGGATAAAAGCGTTCTGCGGCAGGAACTGAACACTGAGATCAGGCATAGGCTTAATGACCAGTGCGCCGGTTGCAAGCCCCGACTGGAAACTGACGTTAAAATTTCTCAGCACGGCTTGAAACGCCGCGTCGAGATTGGCGTCCGAGACGGTCGCTGTCATCTCGCCGACCGCGATATTAGCGAACTCACGTACGACGCCTTGCTCCACTCTGAGGGAGCGGATATCGTCGGACAGCCACGGCGCGTGCCCGGTATACATATCTGCCCACAGCTTTAATCTGTCTGCCGTGTCGGGCGTCAGCGCGGGCTTTACGCCGAGCGCCGATCTTATCTGGTCAGGTGCAAACAATTGCCGTATCAGTCCTTTCAGAAAAGTGATAAATTTCATACTTGTCCCTCATGGTCGATAAATCGCTTCATATCGCGCTCGAAGGTGTATTCGAAAGCGTCGAGAGAGTCGATATCTGTTGACCCATCATCGAGGCGAACATCGTCAAGCGCCTTGTCGTCCCACACAGCCTCTGAGAGCGCCGTCCTGAGCGTTTCGCAGTCGGGGGTATATAAGAACCTTCCCGCGCCCATAAGCGCCTGTGTGGCGGCTATGCGGTCGTTGACACACGCCTTGACAGCCGGTCGGACGATCGTCGCGGGCATAGCTTTGTCAAAAGCCCGTGCAAGCCCCCGACCGAGGACGGTTTCGGCGTTATCGAAATAGATATAGTCGATTTCACCGTACTTCGCGGCGACACGCTGTGCGAACTTGATGACAAGATCGTTTATATCGCCCGGGTCCAGGTCGCCGAAGTGGCGTTCAGACGCTAACGCGACGAGCTTGTCATAGCTGCCTGTTTTTGCGGTCGCGACGAAAGCGTGTCCGGACTTGTTGCCGCCGAAGTCGACGCCGATGACGATTTCGGTGATTTCACGCTTCTTGAATTCGCCGGTGAAAAGAAATTTCGCGGGGTTGTCCGCGAAACGCCGGTATATAGCACCCTCAGCTCGTACCCATTTGCCGAGTATCAGGCGATCATAATAAATCGTTCCTTCGTACTCCTTGCACAAGTTCTTCACGAACTCCGGCGAGAGGAACGTGTTGTCGAATATCGTGTACTGCTGACAATAGATATCAGCATCGCTGTCGAGGAACGTTTTAAGCCAGTGCGTCGGGTGCTCAGGGTTGAGAGAGCCGTCGAAACATGAATAAGGCTTGTCGAGACGGCTTTTGAGCATATTGAACACGTCTTCATGCCACTTCGCGACTTCATCGCCGTATATGTACTTCGCGGACGCACCCTGAATCTTCGCCACCTGCGAGACTTTTTCAGCGCCTAGGCAGTAGACGTCTTCGCCGCACACCCGGGCGATATTCCGCGAGTTGATCGTCCCGACCACACTCGAAGTGTACCGCTCACGCATAGGCTGTAAGACGTTGCGCTCGATGGTCTCCTTTGAGACGCCGACTATAAAGCACAGCCCGTCTTTGCCTATCCGCTCGCGTATTCTCATCGGAATCACCGCAGTGACATCCACATAGGACTTGCCCGAACGTACCGCTCCCGACTTGAAGTTCCAGCGTTTATTTGCCTCGGCGATGTACTGCTTTTGCTTCGCGGTCAGCATCTGTTCTCACCTCGGCTAAAATCTTGTCGAGCTTTTCGAGAGCCGGAGCGTCAGCGTCACTGTCGGACTTAAACATGCCGATGTGCTTGCCGATGAGCTCGAGGGCGCGGAGCTTGTCCGACGCTTTAAGCTCGCATTCCTCCGCGGGGAAGAACGCCACCTTCGACAGCTCTTCAAGAACCTTATCGGCGGTTATACCGGTGCGCTTCGATTGCTCAACACGTAATTTGGCAATATATCCCAGTATCTCAGGTTTCTGTAGGTTCTCGCTAGCTATACTTGCGGCAGTTTTTTCAGAGTAACCTGTCCTCAGCGCGGCTTGCGTCGCGTTCAGATCCACGAGGTATTCTTCACAAAATCGCTTTTGTTTGTTCGTCATCCGGTTTCACCCGCCTTTCTTGTAAAATAATCGCGCCCGCCCCCACCACTGCGTATAACGGCGCGTGTTTACCCTGTACCCTTTCCCGTGCCGTGAAGGAGTGTTGGACACGCACGGTAAAAATCAGGAGGCTGTGTTTCCACAGTCTCCCGATGATACCATTATACCACAGTGGATGTGACATTTGTGACAAGTTTAGCTTTGCCGCAAAAATCTGTTGCACCGTTGTCTGACGGTTGCCGCTGTGTTTCCTCCGCCGACACGCATTGCGACTGCTTGCCAGCTCAGGTTGTCGACAAAACGCGCAGTGAGAATCTGCCGGGTCAGGCTGTCTTCGACGCCCGAGATGTAATTCATTAAACGTCTGAGTTCCTGTTCTTCGCGGCAGATTTTCTCGAAGATCAGAGACTTAAGCATTGCTATCTCCACAGCGATTGCCGTCCGGTCGGTGACGCTGCCTTTGCCGTTCGGCATACCGGACGAGATCGGCGACGTCGATGACGCGGCGGCTTCAAGCTTTGCCAGTCGCTCTTTGTCTGAGTTAATCTCGCGGCGGAGATAGTACAGCTGTGATAGCTCCTGCCGGGTCATCGTTCATCACCATCCGTACAGCAGAGCCGGTGACAGTTTGGACAGGTCGCGAAGTAGTCGGGGCGCAGCCATATGTGACGCATACTTACGACGTCCGTCTCGAAGATACACCCACAGTGCGGGCACTTGAACCGGAATGTGTCGGGGGTCTTGCCGGGTTTGATGATTTTAGTTGCCATCGCCTTTATCCTTTCTTGCTCCTTTGGAGAAGCACCATTTGTCACACGTCGGGCAAATCGCGGCATAGTCCGGCGAAAGCGGTCCGCCCATATCGGCGCCGTAGTCTGTCGCGTCCACCTCAAAAATACAGCCACAGTGCTTGCACTCGAAGTGAATTGGTTCGGGCTTTTTGCCGGGCTTGATAACCTTAATCGCCATTATCGTCCACCTCTCCTTTATCAATTTTTTCCATCACAAACATCCACGCCGCAAACCCATACGCTCGTTGACTTCGCATCCGGTGCAGCAACCGTTAAACGATCCGCACATCCTGTCGCGCGTCACGAGAAATTCAACCGCGTCCATTTTCGCCCTCCTGTGCACATGCGTCAATGTCCCAATCGCAAGGGCTATAAGGCCACGGGCGAACATTTTCGATGTTTGCGCCTGTAATCCGGCACTGTCTCTCCCCGCGAAACCGCCATGCGGCGAGCGGACATCTCGAACACAGACGGACGTTTTTCTTGCACTCGCTTTTTATCACTTCGAGCGCGTGTTTCAGTTCAGGCGTCATTTTTTCCCTCGTCATTTTTTCCCTCCTATCAATAGCGCGATCATCAATAAAATCACCCAACCTATCGCTGATATCCACAGTGGAGACAGCACCCACCACCATGACCACGCGATAACGCCGCACAGCTTCAGGACGATGAAGGCTACCGTCAGCAGATCAGTAAAGCCGATTCCGTCTGATGCGTGTTTGTCGTTCATTGTTTATCCTCCTTCTCCTTAGCCCATTCGTCAATTTTCCACTCCCACGGCTCTTTGTGCCATGTGTAGCAAGCATCTCTGTGTGGGTCGTCTAACGGGCAATCGTCGCAGTTTCTTCCTCTGCACGTGTTTCTTATTGTTTCAAGTGCTTGTTTAAGCTCAGGTGTCATCTTCGTCCTCCTGTATCCTCCTAAGCCGCTCCCAATCGTCATACGCGCCGTGCGTCTGATTCCGGCAGTCGGTCTCATTATCGTAAAGCTCGCAGCGTCTGAAGCTGTCGAACTCCCACAGACCGTGAATCTGCCGTCCGCGGTCGTCGACTAGCCCGATGAGGTCATCGCCGTCGTCCGTTTCGAACAGCTCCCGCACGTGCCCGAGCTTAACTCGGCCGTTCTGGTTTACATAGTATTCGTTGAATCCCAGCGACTTGTCCCGCGGTGATGGGATATAGGCTTCGATCTGCTTCCGTGTCTTCTCGTCAATCATGACTGTCCTCCTTCGTGAACCAGAATTCGCGTTTGCATTTTCTACAGTCGTAGTCTGCGGGACACCTGCGTCGCTCGCCTAACCGTCCCGGGCAAAGGTCTATAGCGTCATCCGCCATAATCCTGACTGTGTGAGGGAACATCTCGAGAAACCTTTCCTGCCGAGTCTTGCCGCTCGCGGTTGGTGCATCAGTTGGTGCAACCGTATCAGTTGGTGTATCAGTTGGTGTATCGTACTTTTTGCCGTCGTCGGCAGAATGGTCTTCATCGTCGAACCACTGCGCCGGAATCCCGCTGATCTTACACGTACGATTGTCGCGCCCGAAGTCGCAGTGTACGCAGTCGCATTGTTCGGTGCACCAGTTGTGGATGTGCATTGCTTCTTGCCTGATTTTGTTGTTCATTGCTTGTCCTCCATATCTTTTAATTTATTAAGCCCGCGCTTGTCGAGCAGCGCGTACTCCTCCTTACTCGTCATTAACCAATCTCTCCATTTCTCGCATTTTTTTATCCAGCATCATGTCGCCGGTGATATCCCGCAGTGCTCGCAGCGTCAGCGCCGCGATAAACGCCGGGTCGCTCGAGCCGTTAACCTGTACCCGGCAGGATTCTGTCAGCTTGATGATGTCTGCCCAGGACATTTTTTCCATTGTGCGGTTATACTCTTCGAGGTACTCGCCCCTCGCGGTCGCCGCTTCGTTGGGCGTCTTACGCCCGGCTCTGACGTCCCGCCCCAGACCGGCAATGCGCGCGAAGTACTTGTATTTCGCCGGGGGCATTGCGTCGTAATCGAGGTATGCGCCTTCATAGGCTCGCAGTTCAGTTTCCGGGAAGGTCATTTCGATTTGCCTCCGATTCGTGCATCAGACGCAGAGTGGCTAGAATGATTCGCTGCATTTCTTGCGTTAAGGTTCGGAATAGCTCGATGAGCTTTTGCTCATCCGGGGTAAGATTGTTCATAGTTTTGTATCCTTTCTGTTATAGCATGCGGTCAAGTGAACGGGAAACCTGACGACCCTGACGAGGATGACGGCTACTCTATTCTTTTATATTATTTTTTTTTTTTTTTTTTTTCATAGCGTAAAGGTATAAAAGCCGTCAGGGTCGTCAGGGTCGTCAGCCGTCGAAACGATGATTCAAATGAATCCCGATATATTTCGCACCTCGTTCGCCTTTAATCTTTTGGTATTGCTTCGAGACTTCCATACCGAACTTCGTACTCGTATGCACATACTGTTCGCCGCTTCTTGCCCAGTCTTTATACGCCGCGTACAGCATATTCGCCGGTACATCTCCTCCGGGCTCTGTACACTCTTCGAGAAACTGCGAAATGCTGTCCATCTCGTGTCGGTACTCCGCCACAGCCTGATACACGGCGGCGGGCATTTTCAGCCCCTTGTCCTGCTTGTACAGCTGATAGCCGCGCACAGCCCAGGAGAGGATTCCGGGCAGCTCTCTCCTCAGCTTGCCGGGGAGCTGCTTGTCCTTCTTGTCGTCCGGGATACAAACCGTGAACGGGATCATGTGCACACGCCGCCAGATACCGGTGTCGGTGCCGCGGATGATCGGCTTATGGTTCGTCCCCATCCAGAGCTTGAACTCCGGCATAAACTCGAATTCGTCGCCGTAAAGCTTTCGCGCCGTCACAGGGTCTTCGCCGGAAAGCTGCTTTATAAGTCCCTCGTTCAGCCGCATTCCTTCGTTGGGCTCGACGGAAGTCACAAACCGTGCGGATTTCAGCCGGGCAATGTCGCTGTTCGCTCCGCCGCCCGAGGACGGTTTGACCATGATCGTTTCGGGCTGCACGTTCGCGGCGTAGTCTCCGCATATCTGCCTGACTGTGGACAAAAACGTCGATTTGCCGTTCGATCCTGAGCCGTAGAGGAAAAACACACACTGTTCTGACGTGTCGCCGGACAGTGAGTACCCGACGGCTTTCTGGATGTACCTGATGAGGTCTTCGTCACCGGCGAATACCGTGTCGAGGAACGTCAGCCACGTCGGGCATTCAGCCTCCGGGTCGTACTCCACCGGAACGATCTTCGTCATGTACCGGTCGGCTTCATGCTCAAACAGCCTGCCGCTCTCGAGGTTGATATAGCCGTTGACGGCGTTCAGAAGCGTTGTGTCGGTGTCTGTCTGTTCCGGCAGAATCGGGAGATGATGATGCAGCTCTTCAAGCATGGCCTTCTTAGTCGCGCTTGACCGGCTTCGCTTCCGCCACTTCTGGAACGCCTTAAATTCGTCACTCGGGTTCTCCGGGTCGCCGGTGTCATACAGCCGTGCTTCGGCGTCCATCATCTGGATTGACCGCTCAGCCGCCTTTTCGATTTCGCCGCCGCGGTCTGATACCCACTTGCGGCGATCATAGTACAGCCAACGCTTATCTACGTACGAGTATCTGATGAACCCGCCGAAATAGTCGCAGAAGCGCTCAGCGTTGCCCATATCGTCGAATGAATACATCTTAGGGGTAGATGTACCCCCGATGGTTACATACGCTCCTGCGGCGTTCTGAAGCCTCTCAGAGGGGGTGTAGACTTTCGAGCACCCGGCGATAGCTTTCTGAATCGTGAATATCCCGTAGGTGCTTCCTGCCTGCTGTCTGTCCCACTTCTCGCGCATGAGCCCTGACTGCCGGAACATGGCGTCCATCTTCGCGGCGTCGCACCTGCACCAGAACGCGAGGTGGTTGCACAGCGCCATATCCGCTTCAGACTGTGACGGGTAGCCGGTGCAATCTCCATGCCAGAGCCGGAAGAACTTGTCCGCCGACGCCGACCGCTGAATCGCGGCGAGTATGTCGTCTATGGAATCCGGGCAGGAAGCGGGGGCTTCGATCGGGGCTTCGGCGGGGGTCGTGCCACCGCCTATATACTGCTCGTGAAGCGTCTTGATTGTCTCGGTGCACTCGGCGATATTCGGATACTGGGACGCCGACCTGCCGGTCATCACGAAGAACCTGCCGTCTTCGTACATTTCGATGTTCCCGCGTCTCCGCCCATGTGGAGGGAGAGTGCCGCGGCAGATGATATGTATGCCGCCGCCGGACGTCGAGATTTCCGTGTAGCTTTGGAGAGTATCAACGAAATCCGCGAGCAATCCGGGTTCGCCTTGCATATATCTGTCAATTTCATCCGTCGCGCCATCGATATCCACACCGAAATATGGGCTGTTCGAGAACATGAAGCCTATGCCGTCATAGCCTTCGGCGGTCGAGGCGATATCGAACCCGCACCATGTCGACGGGTCGTTTGATCTTGCCGGTTCTCCGGAGCGCGGATCATAGGGAACCTTCCGGGGCTTACCCCTTTCGGGGTCCGGCACGAGCTTCCAGCTCACCCAGTTCGGGAGGGCTTTCAGCTCTGCCGGAATTTTGTCGTAGTTGGCCATCGGCTATCAGTTCCATGGCAGAGCAGAGCCGGGAATGCCGCCTGACTGCGTGTTCTGTGCCTGAGCGGTATTATTAACAGTGCTCGTGCTTCCGGCGTTCTGCCGCGGTTGTGGAGGCTCAGGGACATACGTCAGAGGTCCCGCCTCCGAGGGGTTCCAGTACTTAACCTTGAGATACTTCTTCCCGTTGTACAGCTCATGGTAAAGCTCTAGCTGCACTGCCTTGCCCGCGAGATCAGCGAGCATTTCGCCGAGTGACTGGTAGTTCTTGCCTTCCGGCAGAGCGGCGGCTTTCGCGATACGCATGACCTGCGAGAAGCTGTACCCGCCGACAGCAGCGTCGAGTTCCTTCGGTTCGCGGAGCTTGTACATCCAGTGGGTCAGAGTGCGTCCGGCGCAGGTCTGCTGCACGTCCTTGCGGATTTCGCAGTTGATGACCACACAGCCGTGCTCTTCGGCGGCGCGGGTGATTGCGGCTTCGTATTTTCCCTCGGGGATGATCTCATTCAGTTCCTGATAGCTTAAGTTAAACATTAAATTTAATCCTCCAAAATTATTTTTCTCGCGTCTTCGACCGAATAGGCGATACCGGCGATAAACCCGTATTCGCGCATTCTCAAGACGAACCTTTCCTGCTCTGGTCGGACTTTCCCGCCGGGCTTTTTTACTTCGATGAACACTGCCTTGCCGTCCGAAAACCGGACACCGAACAGATCAGGGAATCCGACCGGAAGTCCGGTCGTGACAAACCTGCCGTCCTTCGTCACCCAGCTTCCGACGTTCGCCCGGAACAGCAGCGCGATGTCTCCACACTGTGTGCGGATGAGGTTCTGCACGTCATGTTCTGTCATGCTGTCCCTCCGAGAGGTATCCCGAGCTTCTTACTCATTATGAATGCCCAGCCCGGCTTATAGCCATGTTGTTTTCCGTATGCTTGCAGCTCCGCGTATGTCTTGCAGTCTGACGGCTGTGTGTACCTGAGCGTGAAGCCCTCGATACGGACAAGCTCAGCCGCCTTTTCCTGTATCTCCCTGACCTTCTTCGGGAGAGGAGCACCGCACCACGGGCACCTGTGGAGGTCGTTCGGCTCGAACACCCGGAAGCACTCGGGACAGGTGACGATCTTCACTTCGTTCTGCTCGCGCGGCGCTTTCTTCGTCCGGTCTTTCTTCTCGAGTGACCATTCGCGGTCGTCGTCCGGCATTCCGAACCGTGCGTAATTACCAACGTGGTCGATAATCACCGCGCGTTTATCGGACAAATAGCGCATACATCGCATTGACTGCTGTATATACAGTGTCAATGATTTCGTCGGTCTGAGAAGTATCGCGCACCCGCAGTCAGGCACATCGAATCCCTCGGAGATCAGATCGACGTTGCACAGCACCCGGATTTTTCCGGCGCGGAAGTCGGTGATAATGCGATTTCGTTCCGGTTTCGGCGTCTCGCCGTCGAGGTGGACGGCGGGAATTCCGGCTTTCGAGAACGCCTCCGCGACTGCTTTCGAATGCTTGATCGACGCGCAGTAGCAGATAGCTTTTTCGCCTTTTCCGAGGCTTTTGTAATTTGCGATGACGTCTCCGTAGATAGCGGATGACATCAGCCGCGATTCAATCTCGGACGCGACGTACTCGCCCTGCTTGACGTGCAGCCCGGTGAGATCAGCGACACTCGGCGCGAAGTAGTCATACGGAGCGAGGAAGTGATTTTCAATCAGCCACTTCGCGGATACTCCGATGACAAGCCGGTCGTTGACGTCTCCGAGCCCGTCGCCGTTCAGCCTGACCGGCGTTGCCGTCACTCCGACGCGATAAGCCTTCGGAAACGCTTCGTATATCCGGCGGTATGACGCGGCGAGCGAGTGATGGTTTTCGTCGGTGATAATCAGCGACGGCGGCTGCATTTTATGAACCCTGCGCGTGATTGTCTGCACCATGCCCACAGTGCAGTACTCCATGTCGACGCCCCATCCGATGAACGTCCGGACAATCTGGTCGACGAGCTCTTTTCTGTGGACGAGGAACAGCACACGGTTGCCTTTCCATGTCGTACGGCGTGCCATATCTGCCACGATACAGGATTTTCCCGCCCCGCAGGGGAGTACCACACACGGCGCTCGCGCCCCTTCCGCCCATGCCTGATGGACGCGGTTGACGACATCAACCTGATACGGTCTGAGCTGCTGCATTCTTCGCCTTTCCCGCACAGCTCATACAGAGCTTGCGCCCATATGTTTTCGTTGTGCCCTCGACGATCTGAGCGACGGTGACGCCGCGTTCCGGCAGTATCACGTGCCCGCAGTCCGCGCACCTGTCCGGCTCCGCCCCTTCGGCGAGCCAGTCGCGGAGCTTCTGCCCGATCTCCGGGGTTATCGGCGCGTTGAAGTCGTCGAGGAACGTCGTGTCCTTTGAAGCCGTCGCGTAATGTGCCCGGTCAAGATTCAGCACGACGTCGAACTCGTATTCGGTGTTTTCGCGCTGTATCGGCGCGAGACCGATCTTAACCGGGACGTTCTTGCCGCGGTCGTTCAGCTCCATCGCGTACGCCGTCTTCGTCCTGAGCGTCACGATGACGTGACAGGGGAGCGAAAGCAATGTGGTGATGAGCGTGTTCTGCACCTTACCAGCTTCATCCCACGCGGTGTATGAGTTCTTGCCTTTTTGCTTCTCGACCTCCGCTTTATACTCGAGGACGCCGCCTTCTCCCTCCCATGCGTGGGACAGGGAATCGACGATCAGAACGCCGTCTTCACCGACCGCCTCGGCTCCCGCCTTCGCGATCTCGATGTATCTGTCCGCTTTGTACGGCGGGACGAGTGGTTGATACAGAAACTCACCCGTACCCCACTCCGGGCGGTCTGCGTAGAACCGCGCTCTCTCATGCTCCGTGTCGATCAGAGCGACGCGCGACCAGTCGCCGCCTGTCATGCCCCCAGCTATCATCAGTGCCGACAGGGTTTTGCCCGAGCCGGAAGGACCCGTCAGCGCGAGCCTGAGCTTCGCTTTCTTCCTTGCTGCTTTCTCGAACATATGTCTTCCTCCTTACTTGATTATCAGGGACTTCGTGCGCACGATTTGAGCGCCGGGAAGCTCCGTGCCGGAGCGTATCGCGTCCTTGACCGCCGTCTTGTTGATGTCCGGCGTCGAGTACCTGAGCAGATCGTCGCGGTCGTTCCGCTGTGCCCAGTCGATGAACCCGAGCTCATCGGCTACTTCCACACTCTCGGCGTTCTGCCTGATAGTGAGCTTCGCAAGCGGCTCGTCGACCTTCTTGACGTCGGCGTTTATCATGCAGTCCATGATGTACTTTTTGAAGCGCTCGATTTCGCGCTTCTTCGACGCACTGCGCTGCCGCAGCGACTTGATTTCGGCGTCGAGCGCTCCTGCCTCGGCGGTGAGCTGCTTGACGAACGCGCCGCAGTTCGCGAGCTTGTCCGCCATCTCGCCGTCAACGGCGTCGAGAGTGTCGAGGAGCGCGTCGGTGAGTTGCTGGCGGTACTCGACAAGATCGTCTATGATCTCGTTGTTCTCGTCGAGGTAGTGCCCCTCGGCGTCGGTGTCCGGCTCCCAATCGGTGTAGTCGTCGATGAGCTTAAGCACCGACGCGTAGCGAGATGAAATGTTGAAAAGGCTTGACATTTTGTTCCTCCTGTGTTATAATGTTCATGGATGATTTTATCTGCCCGCGACCGGAGTTGCTGCTCCGCCGCGGGTCTTTTTTCATGCTCTGACCCTGATGATGAGTATGTCATTGTCAATCGTGCGCTCCGTGCGGAACTCTGCGTCGCTGTTTGCTTCACGAGCCGGTATGAATACCCGGTCGCGTCCTTCGCGCGTCAGAGCCCGCGAGAGCGCCTCTGCGAGGACTTTGTTCGTAGCCTCGAGGATTTTATTCGAGGCTCTGAGCTCGTCGATTGTGCGATCCTGCTTGCGAATGAGCTCAGTCTGCAAGCTGTGGATTTTTTCGTAGTCGACTTCGGTGATCATGTCCACACCTCACGCAGTCTTGCTGTTTTTCTCACTTGACGCCTTGCCGGCTTCGAAACCCTTGCAGTAGCACTCGAGCGGCAGAAGATCACTTTCGCTCATCCCGACGAGATGACGCAGGATGTTCGCGAGCAGATCGGCGTTTTCGGCCGAGAGCTTTTCAGTTTTTGCCATTGTTATTTTCCTCCATTTTCTTGATTTTTGCGTATCGGCGTTCGAGATCGCCGATGTTCAGCCCCCACGCCTGGTAGGCTGCGTCCGCGTCAACTGTGCGGTTGTTCATCAGCGGGATTCCGAGTTCTTCCATCTTCTCCCGTGCGAGTACCTTAAGCTGACACACTTTGCCTTTGCTCAGACCGCCGAAGATCTCGTTGATCTCGGCATTGCCAAGCTGCGGCTTTGTGTAGTAGGCGGTCACTGCCGTCTCTACACTTGCGATCATTGGTACGTTGGTCATGTGGTTCTCCTTTCTTTCAAAAACTGATTTCTCGGGAATCAACACCGAGCAGACGGCAAGCCGTCAGTATCTGCCGACGACGGATCAGATACCGTCCATACTCGACATGCCATTGACCGTTGACAAAATCGTCGGCAAAACGGCGAACTCTGACCGGACGGGCGACATACGCATCGTTGGCGCGGAAATACGCACGAGTAACGGCGCCATATCGTTTCAGCGTGTGTATATAACCCATTTTCTCACCTCCTTTATCTGCCCGGGCTTGTGACCGGGACTAACTGTTTGTGTATTTTTCAAGGTATTGAGCCGCTTTTCGCAGAACGTCCGGGGAATCCGCGAAATGTCCAATCCCTAAATTGCATTTATCGCATAGCAAACCTCTTAACGCGCCGGACTTATGGTCATGGTCTATTCTAAGCTCTTGCCATAGTTCTTTGCCGCATATTTCGCATTTTCCGGCTTGCTTTTGCATCCTTTCATTGTATTGTGCTTCCGTGCATCCACGTCTGCGGAATCGATCGCTCGCTCTGTGTTTTGACTTGTACGCGTCACTGGCATATATTTTTTTCATGCGTTCTTTTTGACATTTTACGCATCTTTTTGTTCCCGTTTTTTCTCGGTAAAACTCTTCACAACCGCATTTTGAACATTTGTATATACCATCTTTTTCTTTGGCCATATAGTTCCTTCTGTCTGCCGCATTACAGGGGGGCTTATGCCCCCGTCACTCTGCGTCTGACGATATCTGCGATTGCTTTCAGCTCTTCGATCTCGGTCGCGTCCGGGTGCTCTGCCTTCCACTTCCGGGCGAGCAGGACGTCTTCACGGCTCTCGATTGCTTTCTCGGGGGTTGCAGCGACGCACATTTCAAACCCGTTCAGGACGCGCTTCAGACGTCCGTTCTCGTCGACCTCGGTGTACGGCACCGTGCCGTACTGGTGATCGGCGCCCCACTCCGGTTCGCGGACGAGGGCAAAGTCCATGCCCTCGATAGTAACTTTCTTGACTACTGTTTTCATTTTCTTTATCTCCTCTCAGAATCTCTCAATTCTCGCGACGCGCTCGCCGTATATGAGCCGTGCCGCTTTTATCGCGGGAAACTTCTGGTTCTTGCTGACGCGGATTGCTCCGGCGTTCGAGGTCGTCCTGCTGCCCGTGCGGTTCGTTTCTCTGGTGTAGGTCTGGACGTTGTATTGCTTAAGTTCACTGCACATTCTCGTTCCGGTGAAGTCTGCCGAGCCTTCGCCGACCAGTTCGCCGGTCTCGGCGTCGTATTCTTTATAGGCAATTTCGTAGTAGCCGGTCTGCCTGGTGCTGGGGTCGCATTTTCTGAGGGTCTTTACGCTGCCGGTGTAAACCCGGATGATTGTTTCGTTCATGGTGTGTACTCCTTTATGGTTTCCGGCGATTATCACCGGTTGAATATCTTGTGATACTATTATAACACAGCTTGAATGTTTTGTCAAGGGGTTTGTGATAATTTTTTTTCAAAAACCTTGACTTTCTATTCAAACTGTGGTATAATAGTATCAGAAGGAGGTGAAATGGTTGCACGAGCGAATTAAAGAACTTCGAAAATACCTCGGGCTTACTCAGGCTGAATTCGGCGAGAAAATCGCCATGAGGCAGACCGGCGTCGCGTGGCTTGAAAGCGGCGACAGAAAGATAACCGATCGTGTTATTACAACAATATGCGCGGTTTTCGGGGTCGACGAGATATGGCTCCGCACCGGCGAAGGCGAAATGTTTCGTGAACCGACCATTGACGAGCAAATCGCCGGTTTCGTCGGCGACGTCTTATCAGACAAGGGCGACGAGTTCCAGAAGCGCGTCATGCGTATTCTCGCGTCACTCGGTCCGGAAGGGTGGAAAGCCCTGAGCGACTTTCTGGACGCTGTCGAGAAGGCAGACAAGCAATAAAAAAGGAGTGGGAATTTTCCCACTCCTTTTCATTCGTCCCTCGTCAGGCGTCGAATGAATGCGTAGACGGCTTTCAGCTGTGCGTCGGTCGCGCGGTCGAGCATTTGGTTGATTAACGATCTCAGATTCTTCATTATGTAACCTCTTTTCGTTCGATTCCATCTTTTTTTCGAGAAATTTCGTTCGGATACTTGACATTTCGTTCAAAAGGTGATATAATGTACCTGTAAACATATTATACATCATACAAAGCGTAATAGCAAGCCCTAGTTTCTGGAAATGATTACCAATTTTGTGAGAGAGAAGTGAACCAAAATGAAGGTAAATATCCCACGGCTGAAAGGCAAGCTTGCGGAAAAGGGAATGACAGTACAGCAGTTTGCCGATCAGTCGGGCGTTTCAAAGACCACACTGTATCGCATTTACGACGGCACGATATCGGTCAAGTATTCCACGGTCGAACTTATCGCACAGTCTTTGGATGTTTCAGTCGAATGGCTGATAGCCGAAGACGGGACGCAGAATGAGACGATCAGCGCTGAAAATGAGACTATTCCCGAGAATGGGAGCGAAGATTCAAAAATGGAAAATTCTGCCATTACGGAAATGAGGCTGCTTTTTGAGAGGCAGTTCGAATATCAGCGGAAACAGTTCCGAGCGGTGTTCATCCTGGCTATTGCTTTGATGACGTTTATATGTTTAATATTTATGATCGATATCCTGAACCCCGGCGCAGGGTGGCTGAGATATTGACGAGAGGAGAATGCACTATGCAGTGTAAGAAATGCAACCGCGACATTCCGGACGACGCGAACACCTGCCCATACTGTGGAGGTAATGCCAACGGGAAGAAGAAAATGCCGAAATGGTTGATTCCGGTTATTGTTGTAGCCGTTATTGTGATCGCCGTTATCGGCGGCAACAGCGGCAAAAATAATTCCGATCAGCCTGCGGGAGGTTCCATAGATACCAAAGATACCAACCAGAATGGAACGGTAGTTGTCGGGAAAGATTCCCCTACTATCGAATATGAATTTGCCGATGTTATGACCATGCTCGACGAATACCAGACAAACGAAGTCGCCGCTGATCAGAAGTACAAAGACAAGTTCGTGAAGATCACCGGCAAAGTTAAGGACATTGGGAAAGATGTGCTTAACAACATATATGTCTGCGTCAACGACGGCACAGACTTAACGTGGGAATATGCACAGTGCTATTTTAGCGATCAGAGTGAGGTTGATAAAGTCGCGAATCTCGCAGTTGGAGATACCATCACGCTTTATGGCAAGGTGGGTAATTTTAATTTAACCCTTACCATAGACCGTTGTGTAATCGTGGAATAAAAATAAGTGGTTGTTTCCATTCCGGAAATAACCACTTTTTAGCAAAAGGAGTGTGAACATCATGCCGATCTACAAAATGGACGGCAAAAAAGACGGTAAACAACAGTACCGTGTACGTATCAACTACGTCGATCAGTTCGGCAAGCCCCGGCAGATCGACCGGGTAGCCTACGGTTCGACAGAAGCAAAGGATCTCGAGCGAAAGCTGTCCGAAGAGATCAAAAAAACGCCTCCCGCGGCGCGGAAGACATTGAAAGATCTGTATGACGAGTATATCGAGGTCTGCAAGCACGAGCTTCGCGAGACCACGTGGGACAAGAAGCGCCGGACGTTTGAGCATACTATCATCCCTCTCGTCGGGGATATAAAGCTCGACAAATTTAACGTTGTGGCGGCGCAGAAATATAAATCGGATATCCTTGCCCTCGGCCTGAGCCCGGCGACGTCCAGCACGTATCTTAAGGTGCTATCGACGATGATTAACTACGCCGTCCGGATGGAGTATATACCCAAAAACCCTTTGCGGCAGATCGGCGGGTACAAAACACCGGAGTTCGCCGTACCGGAGAAAAAAATCCGTTACTATACTTCGGACGAATTTCTCCGCTATATTGCCGCCGCGAAGCAGCGAGCCGAGGCGAGCGGCGATCTCGACGAGTGGGGCTATTATATCTTTTTTATGATCGCATTTTACACGGGTATGCGTAAGGGCGAGATACACGCGCTGCAATGGGCGGACATCGACGGGAATGTTATCAAGGTCAGGCGAAGCATATCCCAGAAGATCAAGGGCAAGAGGGAAACCGAGCTGCTTGTCAAGACGCTATCGTCTGTCCGCGACGTGCAAATGCCGCAGCCTCTTGCCGCCGCTCTCGAGGACCACATAAAGCGACAACAGGTCATGACAGGCTTTAACAACAATTGGCTCGTCTGCCGTGGTGTCGGCTGCCTGAGAGATTCGACGATCGAGAAACGGAATCAGGCCTTCGCGGAGGCCGCAGGACTTCCACACCGCACCATACACGAGTTCCGACACTCGCACGCGTCGCTGCTTGCCAACAGCGGTATCAATATTCAGGAAGTCGCACGACGGCTCGGGCACAAAAATGTCACGATCACGTGGAATACATACTCCCACTTATACCCGCGTGAAGAAGAGCACGCGCTCGAGATCCTGAATAAAATCGTGTAAAATACGTGTACGGCAAATAAAAAATGCCGTAAATACGGCACTTTTCTGTATACTGGTGGACCATCTAGGAAACGGAGATACAGTTCGCACACGTTCACGACGTTTCGAAAGTATCCTAAAAATGCCCATATTTCCTGACATTTTGAGTATTTTCGTTTTATCGCTTTCGCACTGAAAAAAGTTGTTTTCGGGGAAAACGTGTATAAAACGTGTAAAGCCGGGGATTTTTCCCCGGCTCCGTCATGCGTTTTTACGATATGTCTTAAGCGCGTCTGAGATCAGCTCATTCGCAGTCATCCCATATGCACCGCGAAGCTCGTCGATCAGCGCTTTGGTTGTCGACGACACGCTGATCTTCGCCCACTCTTTTTTTGCGCCGGTCTTAGCGTCGTAGTAGGCGTCTACGGGTCCGTAAGCGACCATAATCCAATCAGCGGCGGCTGTATTGGTCATCAGGTATATATCCTCTCGCACGAGCCCTTTACTCCGTACAGTGTGGATAAAGTACTTACCGGATTTCGTCCGGTAAAGGTACTCGGTATATCCGTCGTACCGCGATTCGCCGATCTGCTCCGCTGTGGAGGTATCGCACAGCGTGCCTTTAATTGTTCTTTTCACTTTCGTACTCCTTTATGAGGCAGCCGAAGCACCGTCCTGTGAAATCAGTCATAATAAGACACCTTTTCTACGATACTGACGTCCTTGATTGGAGCGTGAAGCGAGTAGTCCATGACGCAGTTACGATCAACGTCGTAGGTAAGCATGATGTTCTCACCGCCGTTCTCGGGGATGAGAAGCGGGTCGCCGTTCTCGTTTTCGCTGAGGCGGTACCCTTCGGGGATCGTGATGATCAGCCCGAGTTCCTGCTCGCAGGAGTGGTCGAACCGCTCCTTGTCAAACTGGCGGACACAACATGGCGCGAACTTGCCGCCGTTCATAAAATCAAACCAGGTGTAAATCTTTGCTATTTTCATCCGTTTGTTAGGGTTAAGCTCTGATTCCCAGATCGAGGTTTCAGCGATGAGTTCGCCAGTTTCGAAAACGTCATCTTCGTCGATCTCGACAAGTTTTATTGTCCACTGGCAATCGCCTTCTTCGCCGTCGCTCAACGCTTCTGCGGTGTCAACGACATAATCGAAGAGCGATTTGTCGTTGCTTTTAATCAGCTGCTTCCATGTCTCTACGTCTTCGGGCTTGACGTCCCAAGATTCGACTTCATCTTCTCCGCTAACCCAGCCGGTTCCGTTGATCCATTCATGCGCGAAAAGTCTTGCTTCGTACTTCATAATAATTTCTCCTTCGCGGTTTTGGGTTGTCCGCGTCCCTTGTGATGTATATATTATAGCACACTCGGTACAAAAAGTCAATAGGTTAGCGAGAAAAAGTACCGTATCTATTTGTGAATACTATGTGAATAAGAAAAAGGAGCGTTTCCGCTCCCTTTCCCCTCAATATATGAGTTCTTTTTAATCCGCGCCCTTGCAGGCGGCTGCCGGGGTTCGCCGCCCCTGCATACTCATTATACCACAGATCGATCTGTTTGTCAAGCGTTTTTTACAATTTCGTGGTAATATTCCGCAAGTTTTTTCAGCGGTTCGCCGCCGTCCTTATCAAACAGAAAGTCCTTCGCGAGCTGCGCGTAAAACTCCGGCTGATCGACGCTGAACGCCTCGGCGGTCGGGTAGTAATCTGAGTACATCATGTTCATTGTGGTGTTCCAAGCTTCGGGCGTGATGTGCTCAAACACTACTCCCACACTCTGCGCAGCTCCGGACGTCTGTGAGATCGTCCAATGCCCACCGCGGGTGCCGTCAGCGTTGTCCATACGGGAATTCCATGCCGTGAGATCGGCGGCGCTCAGAGCCGCGCTCTGATGCCCCTCGCCGCCGTACAGACACCGCTCGACCGACCGGATATGCTCCCAGCACGAGAGCATACCGTCGACGGCCTTCGCGCTCTTTTCACTTGCCGGAAGCGCGAGGTACTCGGCGATTTCCTTCTCGAGCCGGGCGCGATAGTCCTGTATGTGGGCTTTCATCACAGCTTCTCCACAGTTACCGCGACGTTGGTAACCTGTCCGGCGCCGTCGTCAAGACGCAGCGCGAGAAGCGAAGAATCGCAGTCAGTGAGGTTGCGGACGATTGCCGTTATAGGCAGCATTACAACGTCACCGGCTCCCGTGGCGGTCGCTGACGCGCTTGCGCCGGTGACTGCTATGCCATCCTTAAGCAGTGTCGCACCGATCTCTCCGGCTGCTGTGGGTGCTGCTGTGACGGCGGCGGTGATCTTGTAATACCCGCGACCGGTTGTCGTGACGGCGTTGCCATCCTGCCGGAGATTACACCCGTAGCGCCGGATGGTCGTTCCGAGTGGGATAATGTCGCCGACCGCAAGTGTAGCCGCAGTGGTATTCGCCGTGTATATAGCAGATTTCATTTTAATCTTTCCTCCGTTTATTAAAATTGGGGCAGCTATTGCCGCCCCTTGAATCCTCGCCGTAAAGGGCGTTTATACCTTATACGTTGCCGTTGCACCCGCAGCCGCCGCAGAAGGGCGACTGTCCGGCAGTGTAGCTGTACGACATCGGGTATCTTACGACGCCGCAGAGCTGTGCCTGAAGGTTCAGCTGATTGATCTGCGCCTGCTGTGCCGCGATCGTCTGCTCGAGGCGCGACTTTTCCATAGCCGCGAACTTTGCGTCGATGTTGGCATTAATGGCAGCGGTGTTGATAGCGTTATTGTAATTAACGCTGTCGATTCCGCGCTGAGTGTTGCAGCAGCACTCAGCGAGCTGCCGGGAGATCTCGGACGCGTTGCCCGCGATCTGAGTGCCGAGGTTAGCCTGTCCGAGCGCAATCTCCTTGCCAAGCTGTCCGATGTTGCCCTGCATCTCGTAGCCGAGGTTGCAGATACCGTTACCCAGCGTCATAGTCTGGTTCTGGGTCTGGTCAGACAGTCTGCCGACCGCGTTTTCGAGGTTGTTGAAGTTCATGGCGCTGCACAGTCCGGCCTCGGTGACAGGCTGCTCTGCTGTGCCGCGATTTCCCCAGCCGAAGCCGCCGCCCATAAAGGCGAAAAGGAAGATCACGACTATCCACATCCAGCCGCCAGAGCCGCCGAATGCGCCGTCGTTGTCGCGGGTTACCGCCGCGATATCGGAGAGGGAGGGAGTTCCATCCATTGTGGTTATACCACCTTTCATAATATTTATAGGCTATTGCCTATATTTCATTGTAACAATCGCATAAAATCCTGAGCTTGCGATTTGAGCTGTTCGAATTGTGCCTGAGACATTTCGCCAGTGCGAAGCTTTTCTTCGACGAGCTGCTTTGCGTGCTCCGGCGTCATCCCGCGGGCAAACTCCTTAAACTTTGCCACCATTGCCAGCGGGTTGTTTTGCTGCGGGTTTTGCCTCAGCGCTTGCAGTATCGGGTTTTGCATATATCATGTCCTCCAGCTTTTTAATTCGCGCCTCGAGGCTCGACGCGTCGACCGGCGCCGGTGTCTGATGCGGGATAATATCGTATGGCGTAAGCGTAGGGTATCCGGCTCCGTCTGTGGTCTTCAGCCATACGATAGGCGTGGTCTCATCGAGCAAGAGAGCCGACGAGTTCGGCGGCAGTGCGTATGCCTGAGCGCCGTTCTGCCCACTGACACGTGTTACCTGCTGCGGTGGGAGCTGCTGCTGCATCTGCGGCCGCTGTTGTCCCCACATCATCTGCGGGGTAAAGGGGGATTGGTAGTTCTCAAACAATTTCATCACCTCTGTGCTTATATTGTACCATATTCAGACGCAAAAGTGTACGAAAAAAAAGCGGCACTTTCGTGCCGCTTTCCCGCCATTATATATGCCGTTGTATCTTTTGCTCGCAAGCCTTTACTATCCGCTGCGTCTGCCGGACGGACAGCTGAAAATGCTCCGCGAGGGGCTCGAACTTTTCGTTGTCGAGCCATCGAGCCTTGAAGATCTCGCGCCACTGCCGATCATGGATGCACTCATCGATGAGCCGCGCCCACTCAGTTCGCGTGAGATCAGCCAGATCGTCTGCCTTCATTATTCCTCGCTTTCTTCCTTGAACTGGTTGAACAGCTCCCAGACCGTCGAGTCGATCAGAGCCTGCATGGTGTCGGCGTCGAAGGTCACGCCGCGCTTTTCGAGAAAGTCCTTCGCGTACTGGTACTTCGCTTTTTTGTCGATTAGCCCGGAACGCGCAGCCTCTTCCGCCGCCTGGACGGCGAGTTCTACCCAGCGGAGGATTTTCTTCTGGTCACTCTCCGCGACCTTGGTCGAAATCAGCTCCTTCAGCTTCGGGATCAGGAAAATCGTGATCAGCGTGAAGATCAGCTTCACTGCCAGTTCCAGAATTGGTGTTATATCCGTCTTGTTCATTTTCGATATATCCTTTCTTGCTTATCTCTTTGTTTTCGGTGATTTTAATAATACTTCCGAGCGCGAGCTCCACGGCCCCGACGATCCCGCCGACCGAAAAAGCGGCGGTCAGGTCGGTGCCGGTGAGGGCTTGCAGGACGGCGATAAATGGCAGATAAAGCGCGAGGTAGATCAGCACGGCGAGTATCAGCCGTTTTAAGTACCTCATACCGTCACCCAGCTGTTGATCTCGCTGAGCAGTATCGCGCCGGAGCGGACCTGTCGGACAGTGTACGTCTTCCCGACGAGCCGTGCCGGGACTTTCCGCCCGGTCGTATAGAGGTCACCGGGCTTTATCGTGTACTTGTCGCCGACCTTATACGCTTTCTTCGGCGCGGGCGGCTTTAGCCCGTACCCATAGTCGATGTCCACATTCCCGACGGCTTTCGGCATTTTGCACATCCCGAACTGCCACAGCATGGCGTTCGAAAACGCGGGCGGGAGGTCGGTCGGAAGCACAGTGTCGAAAGTCGCCTTGCCGTCTTTGCTTTTGTAGGACGCGATCCAGAGAGCATACTTCGACAGCCTGTCGGAGTTCAGCTTGTAGAGCCAGTAGTCCGGGTTCGTATACACTCCGGCTTTATAGCCGCGCTTCGTCATTTCGGTGCAAAATGTTTCGATTATCTCCGTCCGGAGCTTCGGGTTATACGTCACTTTGTGTTTCCCGGCGTACCGCTCGCTGTCGTACTCAAAATCGTAGAATACCGGCAGATCAAGCTGATGCCCGCGCAGTGTCTCCGCGCACACCTCGGCTTCTCTCCGCGCGTCGGCGGTGTCGAGGGCGTAGCAGAACCAGTATGCACCGACGAGCATTCCGCAGTCTTTCGCCGCTTTGATGTGGGCTTCAAACTTGGCGTCTACCACCGTGCCATACCCGGCGCGGATGACGCAGAAATCCACACCCTGTGACTTTATCGCGGGGAAGCTCCGGATGGTGTTGTGCCGGGAAATGTCGATTCCTCTCACGATTTATCCTCCCCCATGAGTATAATCTTCACCGCCTCGACGGTTTCTTCCACCGTCGCGACGCGCTTTTCGAGCTCCGGGTCTGTGGCGGTGCCCGGGTCAGGGCTTTCGTCCTTTTCCCCTTCAAATGCGGCTTCGGTCAGCCCCGCCGCCTTGATCATTGCTTTTTCAGTCTCACTCAGTGCCACTGCTTGCCACCTCCTTTAAGTCTCGGATATATTTCACGGTGTTCGGCACATCCAGCCTCAGCCCGTCGTCCGCGAGTGCGTGGTGCATCGTGATCGTGCCGCCCGGCTCCGTCGTCATAAGCGGCAGTGCGCCGGTCATAAGGTCGGTGATGTCGGTGGTCGTCGGAGTGTCGAGGACGGTGTACCCATCATCCGTCGTCGCGGGCAGTCCGACCCTCTGCACATAGTCCCAACCGTCCGTGCGTCGGACAATTTCGTTGCAGAGACTCCCCGCGCTCCATCCATATCCCGGCAGAGCCTTCACGGCGTCGGGGATGGGGTAGGTGTCGAGGGAATAGGGAGAGTAGGCGGAGGGCGTGGCGGTTGAAACCATAAAGCGGAGTTCGATGTCAGTATCTACTTTAGGGACCAGCGGTACTGAAACTGCAAGATAGGGTTCGTCTGCGGTTCTCAGCCCCCATGCGTTATAAACGGCTCCTTTTATCGGGAATGCCGTTATTTTTAAGCCTCTGCCGCGCAGCTCTTTTTGGCTGTTCGAGGCTGTGGCGAAAGCATAATTACCTGCTGATGTCACTTCATTTGACGGTACTCCGCTGATCCGAAAAGTGTTTTCACCGGTCATGGTGATTGTCAAGCCATACGGTATGCCGCCAGCCAGGGTTGTCTTTTCTGGATCGAGGAGATTCACCCCCTGCACCTCTACATCCTCCACCGCCGCGCTGACGAGCCCCCCGGTATCCCGCGCCACGGTCTTTCCACCGATCCTCTCTATCTGTGCAAACCTACACCCGGCAGGCACGTCTTTGCTGTACGCCTCCGTGCTGTCCTCGACAAAATCATAGCTCTTGCCCTCCGACAGCTTCCACAGCGCGTCGGTCTTCGCCTTAAGTTCGGTGTTCTCACGCCGGAGGATGTCAATGTCTGTGGTGTTGGTTTTGATGCCCGTCGCGTTCTTCCCGATGTTTTCAGTGTTCGTCACGATCTGCGTCGCGTTCTTCCCGATATTTTCGGTGTTCTCCGCGATCTGCGCCGCGCTGTCCGCGATTTCCGCGGCTTTTTCGGTCGCGGTCGCGGCGGCGGTTTCGGCGGCGGTTTTCGCGGCTAGCGTGTCGGTTTTGGTCTGGTCGATATCAGCTTTTGCCTGATCGACTTCGCTC